CTTACAAGTTGGATCATGAAAAATTTCAATTTGATCACTTGCAAAAGTTACTAATTGTTCTTGCCAATCAAATGATGGTCTATAGTTATAGTCCTTCATAAAGTTCTCTAAATCTGTGCGTTTTACAAGATAATTTCTAATCCTTCTATCCGTACAATTATCTCTTGTTGCACTACACCAAGACTTAATATAAAACATATAATCTGAAAGGGGTTTTGTATCAACGTAATATCCTTGTACATCATGCTGTTTAATATCTACAGGAACATTACTTTTAATCAAAAAGTCCAAATCATCGTACCTTTTTCTAAATGATTCAAAACCCATTTTATAAACATTGTTCAACCCCATCTTTCTCTTAACTAAAATAAGTTGAGCAGAATTAATAGCCCTTACCTTATCTGGTAATGATATCTTAAAATTATCATTAGTACCAGCTTTGTTAATGTATTGGTCAATTCTTTTAGAAAGATGTTCGGATGAAATCATTATTATATAGAGTTAATATATTTTTTTAATTTCTCAGCATAAACAATATATAGTTCTTGTTTAGCTGGATCTGCAAATGCAATTTCTAACTCTTCAAATGAATTAGCAACTGGAGGACATGTTTCACACTCTCTAATAATACCTGCACCAAATCTAACTAAAATGCTTTCATTGATACATGCTTTTGCTAAATACTTTCCATCCAATACTTCATCACTTACTTGAGTGAGAGATAAGAATTTTTGTACATTCTTAATATCTCCATCTTTAATATAATCATCTAAAATTGCATACACTTCATCATCACTAGTTTTGTATGTAACACCTAAATTATCAATGATAATTGCAATCTTCTTTCTCTTAACACCAGATAATTTTTCAAGAGCTACAGCTGCTTTATTCTGTTCTTTCTTTTTATTTACTTTAAGTTCAGTTTCTTCAATTACATTTTCAATGTACCAAACACAACGAGGATCACAATTTCCTTGATCCCAGTCTTTCAATGATCTACAAATTTGAGGGTGTTTAGACAACCACAAGAATGTAATGTATTGATCTGGAACATCTAAGTTAAATACATTTTCACCATCTACTAGTCCATAACCTGTTGGGGTGTTTGGTTCTTTTGGATTAGAAATATTTCTGTAATAATCTGAACGAGCTCCTAATTCTAATCCTGTAGATTTTTCTAATTTATCTCTTAGTTTTTGGATTCTATCTTGTTCATTCTTTCTTTCCTTATCATCTGACATTTTCATAATTTCAGATGCTTCTTCATCTAAACCTGTCCAGTACTTCTTAAAATTCAAATCGTAGTAAGGAGTAATGGTAAATTTGGTTGATGGTACTCTACTTAAACCAGCTTTCCTAAGAGAACTTGATAGTGTAAACTGGTGTGCTCCCCCACTTCTTGGAATGGGTTTAATTTTTACAATTCTAGCCATATATAATTTTTTTGCTAAGTTAATCAATAATTCTAAAAATAGAAAGGGGGAAACCCCCCTTTCTTAATTTTCAGAGATTATTAGAAGCTTGTTTCAACTTGTGGTTGTTCTTTGATGATTACTGTACGAGAAGGATCTTCCAAGAAAATACCTACACGATCTTTCATCCACATAGTGTACCAAGGATTTCTGTGTGCAGATTGCATACCTTGCATAGAACCAAATCCAAATGGAGATACAGTACCTTGCTCATAACCCCAAGTCATTGAAGGAGCACCTTTGTGACGAATTTCACGGATACGTTGAGGAGCAGTAGCATCACCTTCAGTGGATACATCAAATACCATGAACATAGGAGCAGATTTCTTACCAGGACCATATTCCATGTTACCCATTGGATCATCCAAAGCAGGCATATGCTTGAAGCTAACTTCACCAGTTTCAGTGGTGATGAAGTGGTCAAATGCATAACCCAAACCAAGATTCATAGAAGGCTTGTTTTGAGAGATACCATGCAACATACCAGCAGTAGAAGGATCAATACGGAAACCAGTGTTGAACAATTCTTTTTGCAAAGTGTTGTTGATCAAGTCCATACCAGCTTCGTTGGTGTAGATCATAACCTTTCTTTCAGAGAAAGACTTTCTACGATAGAACATATCACCAAATACAGTGCGAAGCAAGTTTACACCAAATTCACCACGGTTGTAATAAACCACGTTACCTTGCTCCATTTGCTCGTACAAACCAGCACCTACCAAAGTGTTAGATTGTCCAGTTTGTCCAGGAACAACACCTGATCTACCCCAAATCAACTTGTTAACTTTCATGTCAAGCATTTCTTTCTTCAACATCAAGTCGATAGTTTTAGCCCAACGCAAGTCAACCAACTGCTCTTTACCAGTACGTCCAGCAGTAGTTTTACCAATGAAGGTAATGTCTTTAGCATTTCCTTCTCTATCCTTATTCAAGTTAATAGAGAATTTCTTACCATTAGCATCTACCAACTGACGCATTTCAGCCCATTCAGTAACTGTGTGCTCAACACCGAAAGATTCACCCAAAGTGTGCATCACTTCAAGTTCTCCATCTGTCAAACCAAGTCCAGAAAGCTTAGTATCAAATTCACCAATGATGTTGTCAATCTTGAAATATTCAACACCAGGTTGCAAATAACGTGCAGGTACGAAAGAATCAGTATCACCACCAGTAACAGTGAAAGTATACTTATGTCCTTTTCCATAAGGAACTGGATCCATAGCAACTACCAATTGAACACCTTGGTCAATACGATGAGCAGTGATACGATCACCATGAACAAACACCTTTCTGTCAAATACCAAAGAGAACATAGTACCTTGAACACCAGGCTTAGCAAGTGAAGAAGCCAAGTTTTCAATGATCTTTGGATATTCAACACCCTTACGGATTTTGTAGGTGAATGAATCAGAGTGAGTAGTCAAGTAGAATGGTTCTGCTGCACTGATAAGATTCAAGAAATCATTAGAGTAAAGTTTAGTTTGGTTAAACAACTCAATGATGTCTCTGTCATAACGCTCAGGAGCATCCATGTACAAAGAATACAAGTGATTACTATCTGTAAATTTACCGATAGCATTGCGATACATTGAGGAGGTTTCTCCTACCACGTATCTTTTTGGAAAGCCAATACTGTTTGCCATTGTATTTATTTATTTAAAATAAGTTTTTTAATCAAGAAATCCACCTCTTCCAGATGGAGTTTGTGTTCTTTTTTTCTTGGAAACACCAAAATCCCAACTCTTCTTACGCTCCTCTTTAATTGCCTTCTTAACAGCCTTTTCAACTCTTAAATCAGATTTTAAAAATTTAGCTAACTTAAGGAGTTTAACTGGGTCTTGTTGAGCTTCAACAAAATCCTTATACATTGCTGTTACTGGTTTACCATCTACAGTACGATAAGGAGTTTCTACTAAGTATTCAACTAGATCATGCGTGTCAGTGTTGTCAAATACAATCTCATCAATTTGTCCTTGAGTGACTGCTTGCTTAACTGCATTTTGAATACTCTGAGTATAGATCATTCGTTGTTGCTCATGCTCATACTGTTTTCTCTGTGCCTCTTGCAATTCATACTGTTGTTTTGCCTGATAATATCTAACAAGCTTTGATTTAGCTTGCTCTGCTTTTTTATCTAATTTATTCAACCCTTTTAAATCATTGATTTCTTCTTGGATTTCATCAATAGATTTATCAGGTTCAACTAATCTGAAGTATTCATACATGATACGTTCTTGATTAGTCTCTGTGTTAATATCAAAATTTTGAACCAGCTCTTGAGATTTCATTGACATGAAATACTCTTCTGGGTCTACACCATTTAAAAGAACTTGCTCTAAAAAAGATTTAGTCCTATCACCATATTTAGAGATTGCTTCATCTAAATACTGGTTAGCTACTCTTTTTACATTATCCTCAAACTTAGTAACAAATGTATCTTCTGTCCATTCTGTAGGTTCTTCTTCGTCATCTTCATCTTCTTCATCCTTTTGGAAGATACCAATGCTCTCTAAGTTCTTAGCCATCACTTCAAAATAGTTAGGCTCACCATCTTCTTCTTCATCCTTCTTAGATGGTTTCTTTTCAACCTTCTTTTCAGGTTTCTTAGTATCTTCTTCTTCCTCATCATCATCGTCACTATTGTAATCTTCTAATAGTTCATCAATAGATGATTGAGTGTCTAGAAAAGATACATCTTTCTTGTCATCCTTTTTCTCATCTTCCTTACTAGGTTCAACTTTTTGTACAGATTCATCATCTTTATCAAGAATCTCTGTACCTCCTTCAACGTAATCTTGCAACAAGGTGTTAGCATCAATTACTGTGGCTCCTTCAATACCGAGGTCACCTAAAAAATTTTCTTTTGTACTCATAATTATAATTCAAAATTGTTATACTTTTTTTCTTTTTTCAAATATAAGTTGAAATTTAATTTCATTACTCAATTAATTTATCGCATTATTTCTTCTCTCCTGATACTGGATTTTTTAATGCCGTTTGAGATTTGATAATATCAGCCTCTCTTTTTGCTTCAATCTCTCTTGCTTTTAATTCGAGTTCTTTTAACTTCAATGATTTTTGATTCTCTGAAACACTTCTTCTTTCCTCTAACTCTCTACCTCTAATATCTAAATCACCTAACATTGCGCTATATTTATTGTTCATTTCCTGACTATCAGCAGGGGTTGGATTATCTAATCCTGCTTTGATTCTAGCAACAAGTATATCTCTTTCTCTATTCAAGTTTGCCTCTTCTTTTTCAAATGCTAGTTTATCATCAGCAATCTGTTTCATAGTTTGCTGTTGTTGTTCAGCAATCTGTTGCTGTTGTTGCATTTGTTGTTGTTGAATCTGTTGTTGTTCAGCTTGTTGTTTCTCTTTTTTCTGCATATCATCTTTCAAGAACTCTCTAATATCAGAGATAGATTGAGAGGTGTTGATTAATGTAGTATAGTAAGGATGAAGTTGATTTTGTGCATATGCCATAGACAACTGTCTAATCTCTTCAAGCTTACGCTTATCTTCAGAACGATTAGATACAAAGATTTGTAAATCCCTCATCTTTAAATCTTCTGTATTTACTTGTAAAAATACATCATGTAATTCATGATCTACATAACTAATAGTAGATGTGGGTTTTTGAGTTTCAATGTATTGAGCAGTGTCAATAAGTTGTTGATATACCAAATTCATACACTCCTCGTGTGCACTAGTAATAGGTTCAGTTTGAGCAAATGATTGAGCCATACCTTGTTGGATACCAGTTGCAGTATCAATACCTTGTACAGCACCTAATCTTTGAGGGGTAAAGCCTAATAGCTCCCAACATTGTTGCTTAGCCCAACTAGCTAATGAGATACGTGATTGAATCTCTTGTGTACGTGTAAGATCAAGTTTAGCAGATTGATTAAAGCTACTTTGACCTTTCATATTTTCAGGGGAGTCATCCAAAGGAACAATCCCCATTTCTTTCATTAAAGTGACAGTTTTTTCTAATGCATTCTCATCTGTCATATCTTTATACTTTGGTAATTGACGTAGGTTTAACAACACTGCTACACCCACCTCTTTCTCAAGTAAGAGATAAAGTTGATTCAAACAAATATTATAAATAATCTGGTAAACCTTCATGTGGTCTACAATAGATTTTGGAATAGTATTCTTAGCTCTGTAGAATGTACCAATCATTGGAGGTAATTCCAAATGTCTTAGTGGACTTACTTTGTATACAGCTCTACCAATTCTAACACCTTCCCACCATTCATTAACATACTCCCATTCAACTTTTACTCTAGGATCTTTCTTATCATATTCAAAATTCTCATCAACAATTTCAAGTTGTTCAAAACCATCATCATCAATGAAGTTTACTTTACCAATTTTTCTTTTAGATTTGAAGTAAGATACAATAACAGTGTAACGTTGGTTACGTGTTTCATAACCTAAGTATCCATCAGGTGAGTATCTATTACCAGCAGGATCGTATGTATCAAGTAGTTGCTCTTGTTCCAACTCTCCTCTAATTTGAATCTCTTTGTTTAATCTTGCTGGATTATATGTAGAGTAATGTACAGAATCATAACCTGTTTGAGAGTTCTCAAAGATATTAATATCAGCTGATGGATTACGGATGTAATCATCTCTGTGTTCTCTGAGGTATTCAATCTCATCCATTGTTAAATTAAATCTTTCTAATATTCTACTTAATTCCATAGATTCAATTCTACCAATAACATAACAGTCAGTGGTATATCTAGGATTTGGTTCAGTTAGGAAAAATACATTTCTTGGATTTACTACATCATATCCAATACCTAATTTGGAACTATTAACATAAATATGGTGAAACTCTCTTGCAGAGGTTAGAAAATCTAGAAATCCTTCTTGTGATTTATCCTTAATATTGAAATGCCGTTTTAGTTGTTCTAATTTTAAATTAGCCCATTGTTCAGCAGTAGATTGATATGTTTTGTTTGTTACCTTTTCTAGATCCTTTGGTTTTAAATCTTGGATTTGTTTATTCAACTCTTCGATTTGTTTACCAATTTCTTCTGCTTGTTTTTGTAGATCTTGTAGTTCTTGACTGGTCTCTGGTGTAACCTCTTCTTGAGATTGTTCAGATTGTGAAAGTTGTGAGGCAATATCTTTCATCTGTTGTTGCAACTGTTCTTTCTGATCTGTAAGACCAAGTTGTTTTGCTTTTGTCAACATGATGTCTTCCAACTTTTGTAGGAAGATTGTATTTAATAATTCATTCTTAGCACGAATAAATTCATTGAAACTATACTCATCAACTGCTTTAAATCTAGCATTATCAGGACGTTGAATAATCTCACCAACCAAAGTATTGATTGGAGGGTTCATCATTGGATAATGTTTTACATAATCAGGTAACTCTACAGATGTACTCTCATCCAAAAACTCAACTAATCTCTCATAATCTTCTGTGAAGTAGTCATCTCTGTGAAGGATACCATTTAATAAATCATAATTCTTTTTAATCTTTTCATTATTCCAATATTGCGAGTGCGCAATTGTTGCATAATAGTCCAGTGTACTCTTCACCCAATCTGGTGAATTTTTTTCTTTTTCACTAACAAACTGGTCAGGAACAAAGATATCATAATTATTTACAATATCTTGATATTTATCAGTGTTTTTAAAATGTTCAATTATCATCGGAATAACATATTTGAGCCTCTTCTAAATGGAGATTTGCTTTTTCCAAAGTGATTGACTCTAGGTTTTGCATTATCATATAACATCTTATAAAATTCTTCTTTACTATCATCAACCAAGTTTACAGTTCTAGACATTCCATTTGAATATGCTAAGGTAACACCATATGCTCTAATTCTATCAAAGTTTCCTCCTCGTCTATAATTCAACATTTCTTTCAATAGCATGATATCTTTAATTCTTTCAATCCCGTAACGAGTGGATATTACAGTACCATCTTCATTGTATTCCTTACCTATCTCTTCGGTGCAATATTTAATAATAGAATTATCAAAAAACTCAATATTCTTTTGAGTGGCTCTAACTCCATAATCTGTCGAAACAGATGTGTTCGGGGCAATCTCTTTAATCCAGTGAGGGGTTTTAGCAAGGTGTTGATGTAGATTATTACGTAGAAGATAAGTAATAAAATCATTAACATCATTTTCAATAAGCGCAGTAGCATTATAATATTTAAGTAGTTTTACAACATTTTCATACCACTCTTCAAGTGAAGCTGGTCTTCCTGTATAACAAGCAACCATGCTATCACCAAATTCATCATCACTTAAATTATTAACTTGCTTATGGATATATACAGATCCAAGAGAGTCAGAGTATTTAGCTTGGTCAAATTTATAGGGGTCAATGCCAGCTACATATAATCCATATGGAGGATTAGCAGAGATAGGGTGTTCAAATATTTGTACCACCCCTTCTTTCTCTGAATCATTCCTCACTGGAAAATCATGTACAGGCTTGCATTCAGAAAAAGCATAATCAATCCTACCATCTTCATCATATCCTAATTCTACTGGCATACCATGATAGTTCAACTCTTCTAATTTTTGAAGATGTTTTTTAATAAGGTGGACAGGGAATTTGTTGACCTCTCTAACTTGAAATGCCTCATCGAGTGATAGTGGTTCTTGAGTGACTGCGAGAACATAATCTTTTGGAGATTTTTTTCGAGCTGCTTCTCTTTTTTCTTTAATACGTGCAGTGGCACCAGAAACATCGGAGTTTCCATCCTCGTCAATATACCCCTTGTAGGACCAAGAAGCAGGGTGAAAGAACCCACACGTAGTATTTTGTTTTCCCTCGTCAAAAATGTTTTTAAATTCTGCGAATCCATATTCTTTTGGTTGATAACAAATTTTCTCTAGATCTGCGCAGTCTTTCATTTCACCCACAGATCCAGTAGCAATGATTTGACCAGTGATGTAATCACCATCCATACATGCTGGTCTCACGTATTCTATAGTTTTTAAAAGTGTAGGAGCAAGTCCAGGTTCCTCATAGAAGAACAAACTCACAGCACCCCCTACCCCTTTTGATGGATTATCCTTTAGTGTAACTTTGTGTAGTTCAGACATATAGCCCTCCCAGTTCACTTTACCATAATCATCCTTCTCTTGGAATTGAGCTTTCCAGAAATCTTTAGTATAGGGGTTTTTGTTTTTATGCCAAGGTGTATTTTTATCTAAGTGCCTTGCATTTGTTTCTATCATCTCCCACGTTTTGTCAGCTTTGTCACCCACAAATGCGCCAATATAAGATATAGAATAAGGCTCAAAATAAAACTTCTTAGTAATAAGGGCACCATTCTTAAGTGAGTAACCACGCTGACGAGCCTTCGTACCACCAAAGTGTAACCCTCGGATTTTAGCTTTCTCCACCTCAATAAAATAGTATGCATCGCTATCCCAGAAATCAGGGGCTACTGATTTTCTTTGTTGTTTATTGTAAATGAGAGAATAGTTAAGATAGTAATACATATCACCACAGATGAAATGGCCATCCGAGTTAACCATCCCATTATGGATTTTGTATTCTTCTTCATCCCAAAACTGTTCGTATGCAGGAGAACCATATACGTATGGGCAATATGTTCCATATTCTAAAAAGTAATTTACAGCTTCTTTAAACTCATTAGTCTTAGACCAAACATAGTTTCCTGGTGTATAATCTATTTTTAAATACTTTGAGAGTAAAGGATATTTCCCCTCATCAGTACATGAGTCTAGTTCTTCTTGATATATTTGCATATTATTTTAAGTTCTCCAACTTATAAATAGTTCTATCAATTAAAGCCATTACCTCATCTACAATGTTTTGAAAATGAGATTCAGGGCACACCTTAGATCTATTCTCTTTAATATAAGATCTACACTCTTCTAATAATTCAAGTGGTTCTACAAAAGTAGATGAAGGAATATTAATATCAGTGATACCATGTATTCCTTGATATATTTCAATTAGTTCATCAGTGAAAGTTAAAAGTGAATCATAAAATTCACCAAGTGTATTATGTGCAGCATACGCACCTGGGCCACTTGCCTTTAAATGTGCTAAGTGAGCTTTATCTCTTATTGAAAATAAGTAACCAAAAAATTGTGAAGCAATGCTATTTTCCATTACAATAATGCTTTTATTGATTCAAAGATATGTTTAATTTCTGATATAATATCTATGTAGTTTTGACAATTACACATTTTCTTACTATACATAGTAGCAAATGCTTCTGCATTCTTAAAAAAGATTTCCATAGTAGCTGCTTTAGCTGCAGTGATACCTGATGGATCTGCTGTTTTTGTATCTAAAAACTCTTCATAAGTATCATTAACAATAGTATATAGTCCATCATACAATGTATTAAGATTTCCTTCATTGCAATTAGCTAAATCATCCTGTAGTACATTGATTCTAACAGGTAGATAAGTATCACGAAATATAACAAAAGTAGCAGACATATATTTATTTTTTTGGTCGTTCTCTATTAGATACAAATCTATTACCTCTCACCTGAGATTGTGCAATCTCTTGTTCTACTACATCTTTTAAATCCTTTAAAGATTTAACAGCATTACCAAGTGCTGCTAAGTTCTTCATGGCATTAGTTGCCTTTTTGTCAGAATCACCATCCTCATCAAAAGCATTAAACTGAACATCAGTGAAGTATTCAGCTAATTTGTCTACTAGTTTAAATGCACTCTGATACAACCTCATTGATGGTGTTTCTTGCAACTGATTATACTTTTCAATACCAGCTAATACTAAAGTATCATCTGGACTGAATAAATCATTTGGGCAGAAATCTTTTAGACACTGCACCTTTCTATCCACTTCAGATAAATTATTATATCCAAGTGCTTTAAAGTCAACTAGATGATAGATATAAGCAAAGACAAATAATGATTTATCTTTCCATTTATCATGAATCTTCTTATACTCTGGTATTAACAGGATTTCTTTATCAATACTAACCTGTCCTTTATTTACGTGAAACATATATTAATATTCGTCTAAATCTCCCCAATCTTCACTGGGATCTTCTAATCCTCCTGAGAAGGACAATCCTTCTTCATATTTTTGAAGAGCAGCATACAACATCTCATCTGTGTATTTCATTAGTGGCTCTTCATCTGTTGCCAGAGCAATATGTCTAGCAATTGGATACTCTGGATAATACTGCATTAAATTCTGGAGTATTTGTAGGATTTCGTATTGTGTATCCATTATCTATAAGATTTAACTTTCGATGCTATTTTTTTAGGTTGAGCAACAAACTGTTTACCTTTAGCATTCCCTTTTGATTTTGCAGCATTAGTTGCAGCTTTCTCACCAGGAGAGAGTGCCTTCCATGCAGCATCAGGTAAATACCTCTTTTTACCTTTAGAGGGTTTACCATCACTAGTCCGCCATTTCTGTGCAGTCCAGTTCTTAAGAGATTGTTGAGGTTTCGCCAGTGCCATTTTCTTTAATATTATAATAGTAAGAGTTTCCATCTTCACTCACCCATCTATCTGAGTGAGATTCAACAGATTCCATATCTTCATCTACCTTCATCAATTTTGGTTCAAATGGAAACTCTCTTGTCACCCAATTTGAATCTTTCCAAAATATTCTATTGTTAGGTTGACACATCAAATAGCCATCATCAGCAATTAGAATATGTCCACACTTATAATCACTTGGTTCATCTGAATATGGATTTTTGTACCAATCTACAGTGAACAGATATGTCGCCCACACTTTTGAACCATCTTTTAAAACTACTTGACATCTCTTCTCATACAAATAATCATATGTGATCACAGATACATTCTCAGAGAAACAATCCCACAACTGTTTGAAGTGAGATGGAATATCTGTTGTTGGTATCTCCATAAAGATTTCAGAGATAGGTACTCTTGATCTTAGCATACCATAATCTGTCATTACGTGGAAGGTAAGAATCTTACCTGCTACAGATTGTATTGCAAAAGCATATGCCTTATGATACTGGTTATGATCTTCCTCATTCTTTGTAAAGTGAGAAACTCTTACATAACACTTAAATAATTCTATATTAGAGTTTAAAACCATTACTTCTTACGTGCTTTTGGTTTAGCAACTTTTTTAACTAATCCACCTTTTTTTAAATATTCTAAATTACCATCTTCAGATAAAACTTTTTTTCTTGGTTTATAATCACCTTTGGGTGCTACAAAAAATCCAGGATCTGGATTTCTATATGGTTTATCACCACCAACTCTAAAACCAGCATATGGATTTGGACGTTTAGATTCCATCTGTTGTATTTTTTCTCTGCCTTCTCTGAATTCATCTTCTATTGAACGATTTGTTTTTTTAGATTTAACCATCCTCCCTATTTGAGCTTTAGGTAAAGTTTTTTTCACTGTACCTGATTTCATCATAGGTTTTTTAGAAATAAGTTTTTTCATTGTTTTAATTATTTATATCCTCCACCTTTGGATTTATATTCTTTTGCAAGCATTTGAGCTTTGCGGGCTGACCACTCTCCAGGATCTCCTCCTTTTGAGCCAGCCTTAATTTTATTAAACAAGCTTTTCCTCATACTAGGTTTAGTATAATTTCCAGCTGCATTTACTTTTGATTTTGTTTTCTTTACTGTCATGGCTTTGTTTCAGATTGTTCAGGTCTTCTAATTTTTTTCATCATAGTTTCATAGATACTATATCCAAATAGAAGCTTGAAGGATTCGTCAATACTTTTTCCTTCTACCATTGCAATAACACCTACAGCAATTTTTGAAATAGGCATTGATTTATCCAACACATACACTTCAACAAGATAAGAGAGAAGAATAGCAATGTTGTAAAGTAATAGTTTAGGGATGATGTTAGACATCTTCCTTGATGTGATAGCCACTCCTGTACGGTGACATCTCCAAATTGCAAACACAAAATCTGATACAATTAGCAGAGATGCTGTAATGAACAAAGGTGTAGCTGGAGCTAAGGCTGCAGCCGCTGCAACCAATACTCCTAGTAACCAGTCTTTCATCCTTTTACACGTTTAAGACGAGGATTAGCTTTTTTAGCAGCAGGAGAGGCTTTTCTAGTTGCAGAAGCAAGAATGGCACCAGCAGATTTTTTGCTGATGCCTTGCTTCTTTGCGATAGATGCCTGAACTGCTTTAAATCCAGGGTGCTTTTTCATGATTAGCAGGATTTACCGCCTTTTTTCATCATGGATTTTCCACCTTTTTTCATCATAGGTGTAGCCATCATTTTGGTACCCATCATAGCTTTCTTAGTGGGCATCATTTTTTTGGAAGTAGATTTCTTCATCATTGTATTAAAAGTTTAAATTGTTTATAATTAGCAATTCCATTTCCTTAATGCTAAAGCCTTTCTAGTTGGTTCACCATTTGGCTTCTTCATTGGACCTTTAACACCAGACATTCTAGCACAGAAAGACTTTCTTCTTTTAGCATCCTTACTACCAGGTTTCAATTTAGAAGGGGAGGTGGTAACAGCCATTTTAAGTTTGCTACCAGGATTAGCAGCTCTATAAGAAGCCACCCCTTTCTTATTTAATCCACCTGATTCAGATTTACCTTCCTTACGTGTCCATGCTGGAGTTTTCATTAGAATTATATTAATCCTCCAAAACTAGAGAGATATTGTGAGCGTTGGTCATAATGTATGATAATTCTTTGTCACCATCTTTAATGGTAAATGGCTTGATGTACATGTTATCACTCAACCTCACTTTAGCACCAGGTACTACACCAGGATAGCCATTAGCAGATACAATTGGTCCTACAGCAAACACAATGTACAAACCAGAGTGTTCTTTGTAAAACTCTTGAACCATGTTTTCTTTAGCAGAGGCTGACAATTCAATTGGAGAGTTAGCCATTTTTTTCATGAACTCAGGTTGTTCAAGAATGACAATGTCATTTTGTGGAATTACTTTCATAATCTTTTATTAAGTTTTGTTTTTTAAGTTTCTTGATCAATAGTTTAGTAGGTGCATCTGCATTAGTAACAGTGAACCCTTTGATGCCAAGTGAGAGAATATTGATCAGTTGCTCTACATCTTGTATCTCATGCCAGTTAATTAGATATGATTCGTCTTTCTTCATGAACCAATCTCAAAGTGCATCCAATCGTAATTCTTCTCTCTACCTAATGATACGAATCCATGCTTATAAAAAATATCAATCATTGGTTTGTAGGCAGGTTTAGCAAACTGAGCTGTTTTAGATGTAGCTTTCAATGCATTACGTGCTGGATCCAAGTCAATTGCAATCCCCCAGGAATGTCTTGAATAATCAGATCCCCCCCTCATCTTACGGAAAGAGAAGCATCCACCAAATAAATCAATACCCAATCGTTGAATCTCTGCTAAACCATAGTGTGTTAATAGATCATTAAACACAGCTGTAAATTTAAGGGCAAGTAATCTATGTACCCTCATCTTAGTAACAGTGGTCTTAGTATCCCAAGCTAAACGTAATGGAAATGGTAGTTGGATTGTAACTAAGTAATCAGAACCATCCTCATCAGGAGCACCATACTTAGCAATAATTTGATTAGTAGTCAACATAATTATAATTTTACAGGTTTCCAATAAGAGCCTGGACATTCACAGTCCATGCACAACACCTTCTTATCTAAGAAACACCCACATCCAGAGAACTTTGTTCCCTCTGCAGTGTAGCCAGTTTTCTCAGTATCACAGATATTATCTGTTTTAACAGGGCAGTTTTCACAGATTACCATCCTAGTCTCTGCTACTTTCTTTTTTCCTTCATCCAGTAGTGATAATTTATCCAGAAAATAATTACCCCAACCTTCAGCAATTTGCTTAACATTCAACTTCAGCATAGTTTATCCAATATTTATTATAGATTTCTTTAAACTCTTTATGTCTCTCTTGTACATTTTCAAACAACTTTTGTGTTTTCAAACAGGGAGTTTGCTCCCATTCATCCAATGCACTATTGTACTTCAATTCAAATTTATAATTCTGCTTCTTCAAAAAGGTTTTCTTAATCTCAAAATTAGCAAACCCTTTAATCCTCACCTTAGAATAGGTGCAGTTTGACAAGATATGTAATATGTTTTTCCAATGAAACATCACCACCTCTCTACATTCTTCCTCTGATAAACCAAGTCTAACAGATGTCATACGGATTATAACATCAAAGTCCATTTAACACACATTTAATTTCAAAACTTTTTACTCTTGGATCAATCTTCAATAGAGGGATTAAAGAGTAATTTGACTTAACACTATTAACTAACCTATATTTCTTCAGCTTAGTAAGTGAGTTTTTTAACACCTGATGTTTAAATCCTACAATCTCAGCTAATTGATTCAGATCAGAGGAGTGATACGTTTTTTTGTTCAACTCAACTAAGATCTTAATTTCTTTATCAGAGAGAATCATCTTGTTTAAACCAATAACAAGGAGATAATAATAATTGAACATTAAATTATCTTCTCCATCATACTCTTTTTTCCAGTTTACTAATGTCTTTACCATACTACAAAACTAATAAAATAATACTAAATAATTAAGGGGATCCTAAAATCCCCTTATCACAATTTTTAATGATAGCAATTATGTAGTGCAGACATAGTAGCAATGAAGTCATCTTTATCAT